ACGAAGTCGGTCTAGAATATAGTGATGATGTCATAGAATACTTAGAAGAACAATCTACGCCTGTAACCAGACATTATAAGAATAGATTTAACAGACCTAGACCATATCAGATTGCAGAGAAACTAAAGATACCATTTAAGAAATTCAAAACAGGTACAGCAAATACACCATCATACCCTAGTGGTCATACTGTACAATCATATGTAGTAGCAAATTACTATAGTGAAAAATATCCAGAGCATAAAGATGAACTTAGAAAGATGGCAGACAAAAGTGCTTATGGAAGAGTAGTCGCAGGTTTACATTACCCTAGTGACTATCGTGCAGGTATACAACTTGCAGATGAACTTGTAAAGTATATGAACTTTGATGAGGTATCAGAAGATGCACCTCTCAACTCTACAGGTTCAGCAGTATCGACTGATATACCACTTATGAAAAGTCGGTCTAAATACTTGAAGAAGAACAAAGAAGATTCTAAAAAACTCTTTGGTCTTTTGAAAAGATACAGATAAATTATGAACAAATTTTTGAACTATCTAGCATTGGCGACAAGTATCTACATTGCTGGAATCGCCGCTTACTTCTCAGTCATTGGACTTGCAACTATATTCGCAGGTGCATATCTTGGCGTAGTGGTAATGACAAGTGCTTTAGAGTTCGGTAAATTAGTCACTGCCGCTTATCTACATCTCTATTGGGAAAAACTAAACTACATGAAATACTATTTGACTGCATCAGTCGTAGTTCTCATGTTGATAACATCACTCGGTATATTTGGTTATCTATCTAAGGCGAATATAGAAACTACATTAGTTGGCGATTCGTATACATTAGAGATGTCAATCATCGACAAGAGAATAGATGCAAAAGAATCACAACTTAATAGATTAGAGAATAGGGTGACAACACTCGACCAAGTTATAGAGACTGCAAGACCCCAAGATAGAAACTATATCGATAGAAGACAACAAGACGAGAGAAAAGAAATTGCAAATGATATTGACATTATCATAGATGATATAGTATTATTAAATGAACAAAAACTACCTCTTGAACGACTACAATTAGAACAAGAGAGTGAAATAGGGCCAATCAAGTATGTTGCAGAAGTAATATATGGTCAAGAAGAGTCTGTCAAGTATCTTGACAACGCCGTGAGGTGGGTGATTTTTGCACTCATTTTCGTGTTTGACCCCTTGGCGGTGTTGCTACTGGTGTCAACAACTGGTCTGATTGCAAGAAGAGTTGAACAAGAGAAACCAAAAGTAGTAGAAAATAGATATGTTCTACAAGTTCCTAAGTCAAAATTACCTAAGAAAAAGACATAAAACCACCTTGTAATCTGTATTAGACCCATGTATAATAGTATACATGCTATGGTTAGAAAAGAAATATCTCAATATGGTGTCGGTCTATCTTGACCGAGCTAAATGGGTAAACGAAAATACTTTCAATCATAGATGCCCATATTGTGGTGATTCACAAAAGAATGTCTACAAATCTAGAGGTTATCACTTTGTAAAAGAGCAATCATTCATCTACAAGTGTCATAACTGTAGTAAGTCGACTTCTAGTGTCAACTTTATTAAGGATAATTTCCCTTCTATACATAAAGAGTATCTCAAAGAATATCTCAAAGAGAAAGGAGTCAAACCGAAATCAAGAAAAATGCCAGATTCATCTAAATTTAAGTTTAGTCCACGGACAGATTTTCTAAATAAAAAAGATGATTCACTCAAAGCGATAGCATTTACTGCTGGCGAGAAAGAGGTGTCAAGACATTATCTCAGAAAGAGAATGATACCAGAGTTTCAATGGAAAGACATCTGGTTTGTAGAACAAGCACAAGTTCTACATTTATTGTCAGATAAGTATAAAGACAGGGTCTTAGGAAATGACCCAAGAATCATATTGCCATTCTATGATGAGGATGGGAAACTAACAGGGATAACAGGTCGAGCAATCAACGAGTCGCCTTTACGATATTTAACCCTTAGGTTTCGAGATGATGTTCCGCTCATCTTCAACTATAATAATGTGGACCGAACAAAGACAATCTATGTGACAGAGGGACCCATAGACAGTCTATTCCTACCAAATAGTATTGCTGTTGCAGGTAGTGACTTTAAGAAAATCAGCGAAGATATAAAAGAAAATGCGATACTCATATTTGACAACGAACCAAGAAACCAAGAAATCATAAAGAAGATTGAAGAAGTTATTGAACTTGGTTATCGTGTCTGTATATGGAATGATAAAAGAATAACAGAATGTAAAGACATTAATGACATGATTATGTCAGGTCTTAGTGAGATTGAAGTAATTGATATCATCAATCGTAATACAGTTCAAGGTCTCTCAGCACGATTACAATTGATGGAGTTTAAAAAGGTATGAATTCAGATATAAAAGTTATAAAGTCAGACGGTTCAAAAGTTAGTATAGATTTAGATAAGATTCACAGAATGGTAGAAAAGTCCTGTAGAGGTATTACAGGTGTATCAGAGTCACTCGTAGAGATGAATAGTGGTCTACAATTTTATGATGGTATTACAACCCAAGAGATACAAAAGATACTTGTCAAAAGTGCTAGTGACCTGATATCATTAGAATCACCAAACTATCAATTTGTTGCTGCTAGACTATTACTGTTTGCAGTACAGAAACAGGTCTTTAACACGAAATGGAAAGACTCAGAGATTTATCCGAATTTAAAAGATTTAGTAGAGCGTAATGTAGACAAAGGATTATATACAGGCGAACTACTAAAACTGTATAGTGAAGAAGAATACACTAAGTTAGATTCATATCTAAGACATAGTAGAGATTTGGATTTCACATATGCAGGTCTCCAACAAGTCGTAGACAAATATCTTGTACAAGATAGAAGTAGTGGTGCAATCTTTGAAACACCACAATTTATGTACATGTTAATTGCAATGACATTGTTTAGAGATTATGGGAGTGATAGACTAGAATTCATCAAGAAGTATTATGATGCTATTAGTCAGTTTAAGATAAACATACCCACTCCTATTATGGCGGGTGTAAGAACACCTTTAAAACAGTTTGCATCATGTGTATTAGTTGATACAGACGATACACTTGATTCAATCTTTTCATCAGACATGGCGATAGGAAGATATGTTGCACAACGAGCAGGCATTGGAATCAATGCAGGAAGAGTTAGAGGTATTGGGTCAAAAATTAGAGGGGGTGAAGTACAGCATACTGGAGTTATCCCTTTCCTTAAAAAATTTGAATCAACAGTACGATGTTGCACTCAAAACGGCGTCAGAGGTGGGTCAGCTACTGTCCACTTTCCAATATGGCATCAAGAAATCGAAGACATCATTGTCCTCAAAAACAACAAGGGGACAGAAGACAACAGAGTAAGAAAATTAGACTACTCTATACAATTAAGTGAATTATTTTATAAGAGGTTTTTACAGAATGAAGACATTACATTGTTCAGTCCTAATGATGTGCCTGATTTATACGACAAGTTTGGAACAAGTGAATTTGATGAACTCTATGAGAAATACGAAAGAGCGACTTCAATTCCAAAAACCAAAATAGGTGCTAGGGAGTTAATTACAGAATTACTAAAAGAAAGAGCGGAGACTGGCAGAATTTATATTATGAATATTGACCATTGTAATTCTCATAGTAGTTTCTTAGACAAAGTTAACATGAGTAATCTTTGTCAAGAAATTACACTCCCAACAGACCCTATTCAACACATTGATGGTGAAGGTGAGATTGCATTATGTATCTTATCTGCTGTCAATGTAGGAATAGTCAAAGATTCAGAACTAGAAGAGATATGTGACCTTGCAGTCAGAGGGTTAGAAGAACTGATAGATTATCAGGAGTATCCTGTACCTGCTGCTGAGAGGTCAACACTCGCAAGAAGAAGTCTTGGTATTGGGTACATTGGACTTGCACATTTTCTCGCAAAGAACAAAGTCAAGTATGACGACCCAATTGCATGGAAATTAGTACATGAACTAACAGAGAGATTTCAATACTATCTCTTAAAGTCATCTAATAAGATTGCAGAACAGAAAGGTGAATGTACATACTTCGATAGAACAAAATATGCAGAAGGTAAATTACCGATTGACCATTACAAGAAAGAAGTAGATGAATTAGTAGAACCCAAATACTATTGTGATTGGGAGAAACTAAGAAAAGACATTCAAGTTCATGGTCTAAGACATTCTACATTGACAGCACAAATGCCAAGTGAATCGTCAAGTGTTGTGTCAAACGCAACAAATGGTATTGAACCACCAAGAGATTACTTGTCAGTTAAGAAGAGTAAGAAAGGTACACTCAAACAGATTGTACCACAATACTCACACTTGAAGAATGCATACACTCTTTTATGGGACATGAAAGACAATACAGGATACATCAATGTAGTTGCAGTTATGCAGAAATTCTTTGACCAAGCGATATCAGGTAACTGGTCTTATAATCCAGAAAATTATGAGAACAATGAAGTTCCTGTATCAGTCATGGCAAAAGATTTATTGAATACATATAAGTATGGTTGGAAAACATCTTATTATCAGAACACAATGGATGGTAAAGTAGAAGATGTTGTTGAAGACAAACCAAGCGCTGTAGAAGATGCCGCTAATGTGATGTCTCAATACGATGATAGTGAGGAAGATTGCGATGCCTGTGCCATTTGAGAATAAAACTGTTCATATAAAAAATACGAATCCAGATACAAAAAACTCTAGGGGAACAACTACACCTGAAACATGGAAGTTTATGAAGGACAGATATGTTGTCTTAAAGAACTTCATACCCAAAGATATCATAGAGATGTCGATGGATATGTGGCGAGTAGATGAGAGTACACCTGATAGGGGTTTCATGCATCAAGAAACGAAAGACATAACATTCGATAATCCTCAATCATCAATAGGTAAATCGCATGGGGGTTATTGCACACCACAGGGTGTCGCAATGCACTCTTACTTGACAAAGAAGTTAGAAAGTTTCTTTGACATGGAATTAGTAGAAACATATTCATATACACGAAAATATGTTAGAGGTGCATACTTAGGGTCA